TTCCCAACTCGATGCGAATGTTGCGGGTGTCGCCCTCGTTCCACCAATCTTCCCATGTGGCAAAACTCTCCGCGGCCACCACGCCAGATCCGGCAATGGATGCCTGGTAGCTGACCACGTCGCGGCCGAGCCAGGATGGTGCGTCGGGTTCGTCGCAATCGGGAATGTTGGTGTCGTTGAGGTTGGCGGTGCGGGTGAAGCCTTTCGAGGTCAGTCCGCAGGGATCGGTGAACACTTCGGGCGAGGCGCCGTCGCCGATCTTGATCAGGAACTTTGAGAATGGATAGGTGGTCGCGATCGTCATTGGCTTGCTCCAATAAAAAAACCCCCGCCGCTTTCGCGACGAGGGCAAGGTTTCAGGCTTCGGTGGTCGGGCTAGTCGGTAAGAGCGTGGACGGTGATGACGGCGTGCGCGGTGATGCCGTCTGGATCGCGCATGTACTGGGTTTGCTCGATCGTCATCTCGACCAGCCGCGGCGGCGCATCGAGTACGATCGGCGCGAGGTCCAACGCCTTCGCCACCGCGGCGCCGAGTTGCTTGACCTGCACTGTGTCGGGTCCGGCGGCCCAGCCGTCGAGCGTCACGAACGCCTCGCCGCCGTCGAGGCAGCTGCCATGCTCGGGCAGCATCTGGAACGGCCCGAACGACAGATAGGGTTTCACGGCCCCGCCTGGCACCGCGTCATAGATGCGACCGGCAATGATGGCGTTAACGCCGGCGTCGGCTTTCAGCACCGCTACCAATGCCTTCTGCAACTGCAGAGAAGGATCGGAATAGCTCATACCGCCACCCCGGTTTCGGCAATCATCTCGATCCAGATGCCGTGTTGGCTGTTGCCGATGAACGGATCGATCGCGGTCCTGATATTGAACTCGGTGCCGCTTTCAACCTCGGTCGCCTTCCAGTCGGTGGTCACCAGTCGGGTGTCGGGCGATCGCCGCACCGTCAGTATCACCGGTTGCCTGCCAGCCAGGCGCGCGGCGTCCACCGCCTCACCGCCGACCTTGGCGGTGATGCTGCCCGACACCGTGAAGCGATCAGTCCATCCGGTAGAGACGTTGCCCCATTCATCGGAAACATTATCTCGCTCGGCAAACTTGAGGCGGTAGCGCAGCGCGCCCGCGCCATATTCCGGCGCCGCCATTTAACGCTTGCCCCTTGGACGAAAGGCGGCGCTGGCATCGCGCGTTTCGTAAGTGCCGGCAGGATCGGAAGGCATCGCAATCCTGCCGGCGCCCGCGCGCTCGATCTGCAGGGCAGCGGCTTCAAGCACACGGGCATAGGTGACGCCGCCATGAAATCGCACCGTGCGGCGCGGATGGGGCCGATAGTCGAAATCTTTTTCCATCACAACGGTTTTCATGTCAGCGTCAGCACGCCGTTCGTCGGGTCGTAGTCAACCGTAAAACTACCGCTCGCCACCGTCACCGGACTGCCATTGTCCCACCATCCGATCAGCGGATCTGCCGGCGAGGTCGGCGTGTCGTTGTAGAGGACGGCATATTGGAACGGCCCGAACCCGGCACCCGTAGCCGTCCACGATACGTCGCCGAGAACCAGCTTGTAGATGCCGCCGGTTTGCGCAGAACTTGTAATCGGTGCCGTCGCGCCGCCCGCCGTATAGCCGCCGGTTGTCGTCAGCGTCTCTGATAAATCCGTTTTGACAGCCATGGTCTGGGCAGGTGCGGTGGCGGTCAGGTAGACCTTGAGCGTATCCGCACCGAGATTATGCACCTTCTCGGCGAGATGCTCGGTGAATGCGTAAAACTTGTTGAATGTTGCGATAGGCATTGTTGTCTCCTCTAGCCCATGTGGGACCATTGCGTGACGGGAAGCGTCCAGCCCGCTGGCGTCGTCGTCAAAAGCGTACCGTTGGCGTCAGGCGTTAGCGCGATAGTTTTCCACGTCGCAAAATTCTTGGCTGACACGCCGTCATAGAATGCCGTTGCGCCTGCGCCAGCCGTCCTGAAGTAGTAGTTATTCCGGTCAATGAGGCTTCCTGCCGTTACCCACGGCGTCCACGCCAGCGTGAAAAACGATTTTGGATCTGCTCGATCATCGACAGTGACGTTGTCTGTAATGACCTGCTTGGCGATCCAGTTGTTGTCATTATACGTCATCGTGTAGCTGGCCTCTGCCGCCACCGGGAAATAAATCCTGTTACGATAAGTCTGCCCGGTCAGCACCTCTGGCTGACGATAGCCCGGTGCCTGCCCATACGCCGCGCCACCATAAGGCGTATTAAGGCCGCAGCCATAGCCGGGCGTTATGCCGTCGCCGCCCCATACCCTGTTGTCGCGAATAGTGAGCGACAGCGCACAAGCATACAAACCGCCATCTATCGATACGATGGCATTTCGCTGGACTATCGTATTCGCGAATTGCGCCGTGCTGTCGCCGGGTGCGTTGTTGCTGCGGTTGCCAGCGTCAAAAGCGTGCTGCGCATTCTTAAATTCACAATCCGTGATGTTGTACCACTGCGCGATGTCATGTTCCGATGTTGCCAGATAATGCCCGTCCCAGTTCAGATTAAGGCAGTAGCTGCGCTGGAAACGCCGCGTTCCTGTCGGTCCGAACGTCAGATGTGAAAACAATGCGTGTTCTTTAGTGTCGGGATAATAGTGATGGTCCAGCGTGTTGTCGGTGCCAGACCCCTCGTTGTGACACCCAACAAAGAATGCCCATTTCTCGGCACTGCCGACGATACCAATGCCTTGCGTCTTGGCATTTGGATCGCCCCACATCTGGCACTTCCACATGCCACAATTGTTGCATTGATCGACGCCGAGTGCATTGGGCGCAAAGCTGCCCCACGCCCCAAGCGCCTTGCCGATACTGGACGCCCAATAAGTAGTTGACGGCAAGCCAGCGCCGATAACATCCGACAGGCGATAGTCGCCTTTTTTATTGGGATCGAGTGCCGTCCATGCGCTACCCGCAGCGACTGTCTGGCTTGGCGTCACGTTGTAGGTGCCTGCGCCCCCGGTGCCTGTCCCCAAGCTGGATATTGTAACCGGAACGGCTGGCAGTGGTGGCGTAAGCACTTGTCCCACCGCGAGAGGAAATCCCGTGACCGTTCCCGCCGTCACCACGCCGCCGGTCTGCGATCCCGTAAACGTCGCCGGTATCCGGTCTGAAGCTCTAGTCCAGATACCGCGCGGCAATGCGGCACTGTGGCCGAAGTTGGGAAGCGTGATGCTGTCGTCGATATAATTAGCGCCGGGAACGGAAATCTCCGTCACCCGCAATACGTCAGTGCCCGCCGCAACCGACCCAGTGAACACGCAATAATTGTAACCGTAGTTATCATCAAACGTCCATCGGAAAATTAGATTATAGGCGTAGATGTTTTTCAGTTTCGCCCCGCTTTCAACAGGCTGTACGTTACCCACCGATATCAGACTGGAATTTGCGCCGGTATTACGGAACTCAACATCGCGAACGACGTAATCGTTTTTCGAACTAATCCCGCCACTAAAACCAGCGCCTATGTGAAGACAACCGTGGTCGTTGCCATTACCGACAACATCGACTTGCGTGTTGAGTTCGACAATGGGAAGAGCGCCCGTCCCGTAACTCTCAACCCTGACGCCCGAAACGTCTATGCCGACGTTCAAGTTGATCCCACCAGTTGGGCCAGACCCAAGAAAATGGCTGCCGCGTTTAAGGCGAATGATCAGCTTGCCGGAAATGGCCGTTACGGCGCTATTCAGTGCAGCGATAGTTTTGAACGGCGCACCCGAAGAACCGTCGCCACTGGTGCCAACAGTGCTGTCGCAATAGAACGTCGTCAGGCCAGCCTGCGCATAGAAGTCCGAAACTGTAATCGTCTTCTGTACCGACGCCGTTGTGAAGCCCGCACCGTTGCGCCCGCGAATTGAAAGCGTGATCGTGTACGTTCCCGGCGTCAGGTAGACATAGGCCGCTTCAGGCCCGGTCTGCGCGGTGTTCATGTTGACGGTGGCGCCATCGGTTGGTCGAACGATAGTTTCGGTGCCGCTGGGATCGCCGAAGTCCCAAATATATTCCAGATCCTCGTAGGGCTTGCTGGTGCCAGCCGCCGTGATGGCAGACGCCGACACCTGAATGAACATCGGATTATAGAGCGTCGCCTCGCCGTCGCGCGATGTGACGATGCCGCCGGTCGTGGTGATCGACGCGATGTTGACGTTCGGGTTGCCCAAGAACCCGGCCGGAATTGTCGGCGGGGTGTTCGATGGCGTGGAGTACCTGAGAAATCCCATTACGGCCCCCACGCTGCCATGACATAACCGGCACTATCACTCGCGTGTGTCACCGTGACGGATTGCGATCCCGTCGCAGTCACATGCGCGAAATACCAGGGTATACTGCCATCTGTCGTATTATCGTCTAGCGCCGTGTTGCCACTGGTAACTGTGGGAGTAGAACCAAAATACATGAAGCCACCAAACACGCAAACGCCGCCGGTCGGAATAGTGATTGGCCCAACCGTGTCCGACGTTGTGCTGTTCGTCACTAAATTCTTGGCGTCGGCAGCGGTTGGCGTTGTCGTTGTCAGATTGTAAAGTCCGATGGCGCTCCAATAGTGGGTTGCCACGTTGTAGGTAACGACCGCTGTGTGTGTCCCGGCGGAAAGAGCCGAGTTGGAAATCCACACGTCTACGGTTAGCTCACCACCAATATTCCCCAGTGCGCCAGACACTGGCGAAAAACTGACGCCGCCAATCGTCATCGACGTAATGCCAGCAGGAAGCCCACCAAGCCACAGCACAACAGCGACGGCTCGTGTCGCGCCACCCGCCACCGTCAACCCTGTGTAGCTTATTGCAGGCCCGCCCGCCGCCATCGCCGCGCGGCCTTGAAACGCCAGCGTAGCGCCCGCCGCAACCGGCGGCGTCAGGTTCGCGCTCTGCCCCG